GGTGATATTGATCTTGAAAGATAAGGCCAGCCCGCTACGATAGGGGACTGGCCTTTTTTGTATCTATACTATAGGGGTTTCAGCAGCTGCCTTAGCTTCTGCCTTGGCAATCTGATCACGATACCATGGCCCCAGCTCAGGGTGAGCATGGATATCTTCATCACTCATAGGAGTACGGATAACCTCATCACCCTCCCGCATCCGGTAGATACGAGCACTACCGTCAACGAAGTCTGCACTAACAATCCCACTGTCGCTGATCCGAAACTGGATACAGCCATCCATATCTAAGGTCTCATCTTTACTTACGATTTCTACAAAGTACATATTACTCTCCTGCCATTAAGTTAATTGCGCGTGATACGGTAGCTTGGTCAACACCAAAGATATTGGCTATGTCCCACTGACTCAGGTCAGTAGCTTCGTAGATGTCTGCGATCTGTTGATTACGTTGGGCTTTAAATATCTTACTCATGTTATCTCCTAGGTTAAGTCTACGATTTCACACACACCACCACTACAAGCTAGTGTCTGTGAACCTTCAGTGTTATCTTTATCTTCGTCCAGTACCAAAGTATCCCAATCAATCTCAGGCATCTTAGCTACTAGCTCGTCATACTGTTCAGCAGTTATATCCTGATACGGAGCCTGCTGGTATACATGGTCTGACTTAGGTAAGAACGAGATACCTGATACGGAATCGAAGTGCTTCCAAAGCCAAGCACCAATCTCCATGAACTCATCGTCACTGTAGTACACAGTAATTGATGGCTTATGTTCACACCAGTGATCTTGGTAGATCTTCCACAGTCTAAGCTGTTCCATAGCTGTAGTATCCTTCACCGTTATGCTACCGTCAGGTGCTTTAATCGGGAACGAGAATACTAAGTTGGTTGGCTTCATCACATCTTCTTCACACGGGAAACCCATCTCCTCCATTAGAATAGCGAGGGGATCTTTACGATCAGCACGAACAGTACGAATATAATGCTCAGCAAAACGGGGGTGGATACCAGAAGCGGAGTCAACGAGCTGTGAGACGGTGCCACTCGGTTTAACGCATGTAATAGCCGTAGACGTATTAAGCCCAAACTTCTCAGCGTACTCTTTATTAGTTTCAACAGATGTCTCCCTTAGTTTGTCAAGTAATGCGGGTAGGTCATTGATACATGACTGCCCACTCAGTAGTGGATGATCCATAATCCCTGTCATACTCACACCCAGTAAGCACTCCTCCTCAGTGTTCTTCTTCCAGATGTTCCGTAAGTAACGGAAGTCCACAAGCGAACTCTGCATCGTACCTAGTATGGTGGCGAGCCGAACCTTTCTTTCAAGGTCTGCAAGTGTGTCTCCATTTCGGACAACCACCTCTGAGAGATTACAGAACTGGTTAGGTCTAAGGATAATCTCCGAACATGGGTTAGTTCCGAATTCAAAGCTCGCATCTCTCCTGCCATTTTTCGCAGCTTGACGTTGAGCTGCTGCTCTGTTAAATACTCCACGTTCTCCCGCTTTGCTGTCATATAAACTCTTCCACTCCGTTAAGAAACTCTCAAAGTCAGGCTTCTCAGTATAAGAAACACTGTTGTTAGCTAAGGCTCTATGCCCATCATTCTCCCACCACTGTCCCATCTTAGCACCACGTAGGCGTTGGTCAGATAGGTTAGACAATGAGATCAACGCACTACGTCGTACACCACCTACCACTACGATGTCAGCCACCTTACATACAAGGTCATGTACTTCAAGTGAAGTCAGCTTACGACCGTGTGCGTTACTGAACAGCTGTACAGCGAAGTTAAACAAGTCAACCAAAGGTGCTGGCCCACTAGCTCTACCACCAAAGATCTTGAGTGGTGCACCAGCAGGACGCACACGAGAGATATCCCAGCTAGGTATCTTACCTGCGTACAGCATAGCAATCAACTCACGGAAGGCTGATGCCCATCCAATCTTGCTGTCACTGACCACGATGGTGGTGTCTGTCTTGTGTAACGACTCAGCTATCTCAGGCAGCTTGGCAATGTACTGTCGCTCTACACTGAACCCTACCCCAGTACCACACATCAAGATGTACATCAGTTCATCGAAGCAGCGTACATGATCCATAGCAATGTAAGAGCAGTTGAAGCCAGCTACATTGTCCAACTCAAGGGCCTGACCAGCTGACATCATCGCTCTCATACTCGGCATGACATCCTGATCATATATCCCCTGTCTAAGCTCAGTCACCATAGGAGACTCAGGATCGAGGTCTAAGCGATTTACGAAGAAACCTATGTAACGGTCTACAGTCTCTCCCCATGTCTCTCTACGGGCCAGCTCGGGCATCCAGCGGGCATATCTACTACGGTGAATAAAGGTTTGGTAATTATCCATTAACGATTCCTGTTATATGATTCTTCAAATTTCTCTTTGGCAATCTCTGCCTCCAGTTTCTCCTGAAAGATCTGCAAGACATGTTGTGCCTTCATACAGTCTTCCAACTTCTTCTCCATACCCGACTTGTCTCTGAAGTACTTGTTCACCTTAGTGAAGACAGCAGCCTCCAGCCCAGCTAGTCCGTAGTTCATATAGACAGCCTCAAGAGGTTGAAGACCTTTCGTCTTGTAATGATCTCCACCTACTTGTGTATCCATTGGACGCTTACCCGAAATCGTGCTCAATTGGCATCTCCTTAATAAAGACTCCATTAACTGTCTCCCCTTTGCGTTTGCTGATCTTGTCGTAAGCTGCCTGTAAACATTCTACAGGGTCAAGACCGTGGCACTCTGCCTGTACGATACAAGTTACCAGCACATCACCCAACTCATCCTTGATACCTGCGATGTCGTTAAGACCCACTTCCTTGTCCAACTCCATCACTTCTTCAATCATCTTACCCATCTGGTTACGTGCACTCTCCCTACGTGCAATCCCCTTACCGTTAGCCCAACCACATACTGCTGCTGCTATCGCCTCAAAGTCTCTGTCCCAAATCATATCAACCTAACTCCTACGTGATGTGTGGCTTCCCATAAAGCGTACAATTCATACCCGACACCTACCATGAAAATTACTATCCCGCCTACAAAAGCGACATCCCAGAACACTGGGGTGCCTTGCTTCCACTTACTCATACTATATTCTCCTAAGTTTAATTCCTAAATCCATTGGCTCAACATAAGGTTGGCCTTCGATTACTACACCACAACCAACGATAGGCTTCTTAGAGAAGTTCTTACCGTAAGCAAATGCCATAGCGTCATTGTCAACACCACACCCAACAGCCATACCGAATACTAACTCGTCATTGGTAGCAGTGTAACTAATACCAAAGTTAGAATGGTTATGACCTGTCACTGTAGATCTCATACGCTCCATGCTGTCCTTACGGAATCCATTCACACCACCAGCAGTCTCGCCGTGGTGGTAAAGGATGTCATCTATCACGACATTGTTTACCAGAGTCCAGCTGTCAGGTAGCTCATAGATCTCAGCCAGCGGCTTCATCCAGACTTCAGCAGCCATACCGATCTTGGTAAGCTGTCGTGCTGGGATCTTATCATGGTTACCAAAGCACATGATCAACTCTGGAAACGCTTCAATCCAAGGCTGTAGTCTTTCTCTAGCATCCAACATCTCACCGTGAGCACCTTGTAGTGAAGGCTCAGAGTCGTGGAACGATAGCGCATGGTGATCAATCAAGTCACCGATATGTACTATGGTGTCACAATCCCACATCTCAAACTGCTCTTGGCAGAACTCTAAGTAACCTTCCTTCTCGTAAGGCAGGTGACTGTCGCCAATGATACCGACTCGATGAGTCTTCTTACCGTCAATCTCGTTTAAGTTAATGTTAATCATTTAAGCTCTCTGCATTTGTTGTTGGATGAAGATCATATCTACAATCTTCCCTTGGTCTTCCTTGCTAAACATGCTGATGTAGTGAGCAGCTTCTTCCTTGCCCTCATCTTCCATCAGGTTGTTAGCGTATGTCAGCCTGTTGTACGCTTGCAGGTTAGGATCTTCAATGTCATCGAAAGAACTGTGTCCCATACGTACCGCTGGTTGTTCTACTGCATCGCTCATTTGCTAGCTCTCTTACGGGCAGTGGCTATGTCCCGCTCCTCTGCTGTTTTAGTTGCGTGACACTCGTGACATAGGGCTTGGAAGCCGTCTATCTCAACAAATGCCCTCTTGATTACCGTATCCCAATCTCCTCTACCTACTGCTGGGTCAATAATAGGTTCAATATGATCCGCTATTATGTTCTTGGTGCGTTTAAACACCCCTTTCTTGGTCTTCAGCTCACGTTTTATAGTGGCTGGAACCTCCTCAAGACACCCTTCACACTTGTAGAACCCTCGCCTAGTCCTAGCATTCTTGATACACTGTATCTTTGGCCCCCATTTCTGGAGACCAGCTCGTATCAAGCCTTTGACAAAGCTATCATATCGTCCCTGAGTCCATGTCCCTCCGTTGAAAGGCTTACTCATCTGTCTCTCCCATTCCCCACTCGCAGTAGGAGCAACTGATTGCGCCTTCTGTGTTGATCAACCAGTACACATTGGTACACTCTGGACACGTTAGGTTCATCGGGTCTTCATCAGGTATCGGTGCAGACCCGAAGGTTAGCGATACTACATTGTCTGGTTTCTCCTCATCCATCACTCATCTCCGTTGGTGGTGTCCACATCACTGGATCACCGTTATCATCTAATGTATCAACCATCCACA